CTAAGGTATAACTTCTCCCTGATGCGTTATATTGATTAAACTTGTATGCTTCTACTAATTTATATCTATCTGAATTAAGTAGAGATTGCATTTGCTTATCGCACTTAACATCTGCTGATAATAATCCTGAATAGCTACAATTGTTACTATATATAAGTTTTGAATCATAATCGTTAATCAATACCTTATTTTTATTTACAAAAGATTCTGTTACAAGCTTTGGATTTTGGCCTCCTTCAGAAAGATCAAGACAAGGAACTCCACTTACAGTATCAACTCCTATAGATAACCCAGAGAATAAAAATGTTGGAATACGCTGTTGCCTAACAAAGTAGTATCCCTTAATATTTAGTTCTTTAAATTTATTAATTACAAATTCAGGGATTCTAATTTTTAATCCTAATGGCTTCACAGATTTTCCGTCATGATCAATAATAGTCTTATCTTTAGTAAATCTAAATACTCCTCTTGTATTTTCTAAAGTTTCTAAAGATATAAAATCTTTATTTTCTATAGTTTCAGGATCTCTTAAGTCTATATTATAATCATAATTACATTTATTACTTGATATTATCTCTCCATTATCTCCTTTTTCTTTAAAATGATAAGTTGAAAGATTAAAATCAATACCTCTAAGATTATATACAGGAGATAAATGCTCATCATTATATATAAATACTACTCCTAGTCTATAAATTTCTCCAGGGAAATATCCAAGTCTATAATATATATTATATGGAGAATAGTATTCTGCAGCAGTAATATCCCCTTTATAAATTCCATATTTATCTGTAATATATCCTATATCATGTTCTTGACATTCTTCTACATTAATATATAACGCAAGATTACTTAAAGTAGCAGAGTCTTCTTTAAGTTTTGAAACATTTGCAAAAAATAATCTATTTTGAACTTGTGCCTGGCTTTTTACAGACTCTACGTAGTTATATTGTATATTTAAATCTTCTGCAGTTATGTCTTCAAGTTCTTCAAATCCATTAATAGTTATTGTCTGATTGACATCAGTTATTTCATAAGTCTTTTTTATTTTATGAAAATCTGTTTTAGAAATACCATTTACATCACAACTTGTTCTACTATAATATATATTTATATAACTAAAAGACGTATCTATATTCTTAAGATAAAGTATTATAGATTTATCAGAACGTTCATCCATATAAGCTCCAACACAAGTCTTAGGATTTGATAAATCTCCTTTAAATACAGACACTATTCCTGATTCAGCAACAATATCGGTTTCATTATAGTCACTATCAGAATATTTTATATAAAATATATAATTACCTCCTTTGAGAGTCCCAAAGTAATCTACATTCTTAAATTGAATCTTTGGAATTCTAGTAACGTTTCTAAATAGCCTAGTTTGTTGATCTAATTCATTTTCTGTATATAAATTAGATTGTTTAATTTGGTTTCGATTTATAATTTTATATCTATTATTTTCTAATAACGCTACTCTAGTATTTATTATTCTAGGAGGATTTTTATCATCGTTGAATATTAAATTTGTACTTCCATCATAAGAACTTTGACATTCTATGTCTATAGGATTTTCTAGATCTAATTTTAATTGAGAATTACTTACTGTAAAATCATCAATCTGATCATCAGATTTTTTTAAATTACGTAAAGGATTATACTCTCAAGCAATATCTCCAGTATCCTTGTACTTTTTTACTTTCAGTTTTATATCCATTATTGCCCGTCATCATATATATTAGAAATAAACTCTCTTGCTACAGAACGCGTATTATTATCTGTCTCTCTCATAAACAATTCTAAAGTAGCATCCATATTAGATCTTACTTGATCTGTAAACACTATACTTTTTATAGCATTAGTTAATTTCACTTTATTTGCATTCTCATTATACTCATGAATAAGATACAGGTCCCCACTTTTTATATTTGGCTGTCTTTCTAATTCATCTACTTTAATTCTTACATCACTATTCTTATTATCTATTAACCTTTGGAGCTCATATTTAAAAGACTCATCAGGAGTAACTATACAATTAAAATTGACATTTGTATTTGTAGATATTACATTATTGTCTGCAAAAGATACTCCATTAAATATTAAATCTATTTCATCTGGAATGTCAACTCTCTCATCCATGAAATATTTTCAATCATATGTTCCAGAAAGATTAATAGTTTTTATATATACTGGATTTATAAGAGATTCTCCATAGTTATATAAAGAATAATAAATTATATTATTTTTAGAAGACATACAATATCTTAAACAGTATATCATCATAAGATAGGAATATATACAAGTTTTAGAAATATAAGACGTATCTTCCTTTGAATTTGAAGGTGCTTTATTAGCACAGTAATATATACAGGGTCATGAATTTTTTGTTTCATATGACATTGCAAGGCAGAAATTATTTGCAGATCCGTATCTGCCAAAGAAACCAGAATCTCCAGAATGGCTACTATCATTACCATACTTTGCATTATAGAAATTATATATATTAAATCCATAATCATCAGCATAACTTTTTGTACTAGTTGCAGAATGACCATTTGGTTTTCAATCTGTTCTATGCCAATTAGTTCCACTTGAAATATTTAAATCTCCAAGAACACTAGGTCAGTTCTTTTCTGGAGTGAATTCTTCTGTATTCTCACCATAATACAACTTATTGTTTTCAAACCTAATAGTAAAAGGACCTACCTCTTTCCATCAGAAACACATTGACCATTTATCTCCTCCAGAACCGTCTTTTCTAAATTCTACATATTCAGGTCTATATTCTATTGTATGAGTATCGTTTTTATCTGTAACTTTAGTTTTAGTTTTTCCAATAGGATGATATTCATATAAATATTTATCATTACTACTGATTTCTTTTACAATATTATATTCAGTATTTGTAACTGTAAAAGTATTAAACAAATCAAATGAAAAAGATCCATCTATTTTATTAAAGAGTAGTGTATAAGTATTGCCTTTAGAATCTATAGCCTTGCCATTATTAACAGTAACGCCTTTAGAAGTGATTCATCTTCACAATCTACCGTCATCTCCATTTTGGTCTTTTGGAACGGATATAGTATATACTTCAGAGTTTCCTACCTTTTTAATAGAATATGTATTGCCTTGTTTAAATATAGTCTTAATTCCAATCTTAGAAGTATCATACGTTTCTCCAGGAGGTTCTGGATATACTAATTTAATTTCACTAAAATAGTCACTAGAATCAAATGAATAATTATTTATTTTTTCATCTTTTGAATCTTCATTACCTCTTCGTTTTAGAAAAGCAGTTTCTGTAAACGCATAATTACCTGAATTAAGTTCGAGTTTTATATAATCAGCAAAGTAATTTACAAGGTCTTGTCCTGTAATATCCTTAAAGTTATCTTTAACATAATATCACCTATTTACAAGTTCTGTGGCATAAATTCTATTTTCGGCAGGTTCTATATCTCCTCTAATAGGATTTCCAGATTCAATATTAATAACATAACGAAGACTTAGAAAGTATATATCCTCTTTATTAAAATTAACTTTTTTTATCTTAGGTTCTCCAGTTTGAGTAGTATCATACTCTGCTATGTCTTCATTATTTTCAGAAAAGGGTATATCTATAATAATAGTTCCATTACTTATTATATCAGAAACCGAAGTCCAATCAATAGCAGTATAGGGGTTGTCTGAATCTGAAGTAGAATATCTTTCTAACTTATATTCAAGGCTAACTCCAGGAAAACTTTCTCAAGAAGTAAGCATTGTTAGAGAATTATCTCCTACAAAATATTTAAAATAATTTCTTCCAAAGTGTATTTCATTAGGATCTATTGTTATAGGATCTCTAGAAATTGTTTGTGTAAATTGACTATATATTATATAATTTTTCTTACCTTCATTTTCAACTAATAATGCGGGAGTAATATATTTGTAGTTTCCAAGCGTTTTTGCCTCAATAGTATTAAATATTATAGACTGGAAATTATTATAAGATATTAATTGATTAGGCTCTAGACTTATTGGAGATAATTTACTTATATTTTTTTCATCTAAAGTATCATAATCATGTAAAAAATATACTAAATTATTTTGAATCTTATCTAAATCTCCATCAGCATAATTTACAAGATTCCAATAAGTTTGTACTCTAAGATCTCCGCCTGGATAAACTTTTATAGCATTTGAATCACTATTATCTACATATATCTTACTTTTATCAAAATATATATTAAATTGTTCTGGAACCGTAATACTAAACTTTACAGCAAGCCAACCAGGAATATCCCAAGATACAGGAATCCAATCACTTCTATTAGTTGTGGATTTATCGACTTGTAATTCAAGAAGCCCATCTATATTATACAATTTATTTTCATCTGTAAGAATATAAGGAACTAAGTGTCTATAGTATTTATTGTTTAACTGTTCAAGTGCTTCCTTAAAGGAATATTCATCTAAATTTTCATATATAAGAAGATACTTATCTCCTGGATTTAAATAAAAATTAGAATCTTTACTAAGAAGTATGATTTTAGTTTCACCTTCTAAATCTTTATATAAAGATGTTTTATCAATAATAATATCCTCAATTGTAGCATCCTTATTATCTACAATTGGGGTAAAGATTGTTTGTTGTGATGGAAAACTTCCAATTTCTACTTTGTCGTCAATTGGATTATATGAAATAATATATAATACTCCTTGGTGTTCTTTCATTCCAACAGGAACAAAACCATTACTCAAAGCTCCATTTTTAAACCCATAATTACCCATATCGTTTTGTAAGGCAAATTCATTACCATTATAAGTAATTAAAGTGCCGTTTAAACAATCAGTCATTACAGTATTTGGAACCATTAATGGTTCTATATCCTTTATCATTCCTCCATTAAACTGATTTATTTGATTTAATTTGTTCTTCATAGTTATTATGTAGTTATTGCTGCAGAAGGAATCTTAACTTCTCCAGATGCAGATATAGTAATTTGAGTATCTCCACTTCCTACAGTTGCAGAACCGTCTTCATATACAACTAAAGGCCCAAACTTACAAAAAGTATCATAGTTATTAATATTATATAGATTGCCTCTCTTCAAACTACATTTGCCTGTATTTTCGATACTAATTCAATTTTCTTGAGCATCGTTTATTCCAACGAATGATGTTCCTAAAGCAGATATTTTAAGATAACTCTTTTGTTCAGCACTATTGTATAGGCATATAGTTGGGTTATTTAAATAACAGTTATCACTATAAATCCCTATTCCAGAAGGATTTAGTATATCGTCTGATATTACAGATAAATTTCCAATAACTGTATTACTAGTTTGATAAAAACCGATAGATTCAGGATTAGTTTCTAGTATAATATTATAATACTCTGAAGTTTCTTCAGGCTCTTGATAATATTGTACATTAATTGAGGTAAACGGTTGTTCTTCAGTATCTGAAGTTAGATTCTCAGCTTCTGAATATGCATACAACCCAATAGATTCTGAAGAAAGAGCTAGAAAGCTTGCTTTATCTGAAATGTATGTAGTATGTACATATATTTCGTCATTATTAATACCTGTGACTATGAACTTTGCACTAATATTCTCAATCTCCTCAGATGTATCTTTTTTGTATTCATTTATAATTAATTCTCCCTCTGTACCAGGAGTAACAAATCCTGAATCTATATATAATTTTAAAACGACACCATTAAATGTAGATTTATTTTCCTCTGGAATAATGTAAATTTTTGTTATAATCTCATTGTATAGATTAGATGAACGTGCAATATTTTCTGCACTTTCAGTAATTTCTGTATCTTCTGTATCTTCTGTAATTTCTTCAGGATCTATATAATAATTATCTGCAACAGATAATGGTATGCACGAAATATTCTTTCAAGATTCAATGTTTATTGGCTCCCAATAAAAAGATTCTGATAAAAGTTGTTTATCAAAATCTAATTGATGAGAGGTATATGTTGATGGAGTTTGTCAATTATAACTTGTATTTACAGATTTTACAAGATCTTTAGCAAACTCAACGAATGTAGTCTTACTAGTATTTATTCCTTTTACAGAATATAATTTATATAGAAGCTGTAAAATATTTATTCCAAGATCATATAGATTTCCATTAATATCTAGCTCGCTTGCTGTAACACTTATATTTCCTCCAATTGAGATATTTCCAGAAAGAGTTTCAAAACTAAGTTTTTTAATATTAGCATTACTACAAACTACTGTATTACATGTAACTTTCCCATCTTCAGCTATAAATTTTCCATCTGTAGTTTCTAATGTATTAAAAGAGATGTTCTGTTTATTTAATAATGCTTGAATATCATTTCAACTATGCCCATCAATAAACTGTGCATTAAGATTACTTATAACTTCTGAACTACTTAATTTAAATGGAGGGGTTCCATTAAATATTACAGTATTATCAAATATTATATTCCCTTCAAGAGAAGCATCTGAATTTTGAGAATCACTAAAACTAAAATAACTATTATCTAATGTATAATAAATTCCTCCGTTTAATGCAAAGATTATTTTTCTATCTCCAGGATATTCATACTGCCCTGTCTCATATAATAATATATCGTCTACAATTATAATTTTAGACTCTATAGATTCTTCGTCTTCATCATCAGTTGTTTCTTTATCATAATTTAACTTATAATATTTATCTCCAACTTTTACTCTTATTACCCCACTAGTTTCAAAAACTAAATTTCTTCTAGGAGACCCTATTATTTCTTCTTTTGCCATATTAAATCATTATTATTTTGTTCTTTGCGTCTCTATACGCAATGTATTCGAAATTTCTTGTTGTAATTTCACTTTTTAAAAACGTTCATCCTACATCAATAGGATAATATAGTTTAAAGAAGTGTGTTCTAGATTTATCTAAAAAACACTCTTCTTGTATTTTATATAACTTCAAATCTCTAAACTTTATTTTAGATCTACGCTTTGAAGTTATCTGAGTTTTATAAAATTCTCACTCAGCTTCAGTTAGACCGAAATAGTACGCTCCGTTATATACTTCTTGAGCGTACTTATATTTCAGTCTTAATTTAATACGATGTTTAATATTATTATATCTAACTCTTTTATAATCATCAAAAAACATCTTTCCGCAAAAAGCAGTATAGTTATGATTTCCTAAAACTACATCTGCTCCACTCTTAGCTAATAAATGAAAACTATTAAAACCATGTTCTATAACTCTTTTTAACTCATCTTTTGAGATCTTTGGATATTTTTCTTGTATAATACCTAAATAATCGTCTAATTCTTTAATCATAATTAATAATACACTTTTGCTTCTTCAGTATATTGATCTATGAGTTTTTTAAGATATTTATCAACATAGATTGGTTTTTCCATAGTTTCTTTATTATGCTTCATATATCTATATACTAGCTGGTTTCCTGTAAATTGAGATAATACAAAATCAATATTATTAAATTTACCTCTTCTATATGCTTGTTTAAAGTCTTCATCTGCAATTTGTTTCATAGAAATTTCTCCATAATTCCCAAAACGCAGAGGTAGTACAAAGGTAACATTATTATTTATAATATCCAATAAGATCTCATAAAAACAGTCATCAAAAATCTTAGCAGCTAGATTCTTACGATCTTTATATCTATTTTTTACTCATCTTCCTTTTAATAATTTAGGATTTAACCCATTATATAGTTCCCTAGAGTTAAAACCATGAGGAAACATTTTTTTATTCATTAGTTAACAGGTTTAAATGATTTCTTATATTGCTTTCTATCCCAACGTGTACGAGCATCAAGAATCTCATTCATTTCATTTTGCGAGATATGTTCAGGAACTCTAGCATCACTACAAGCTCTTAACCATTCTTGTTTAACTGCTTGAGCCATTTGAAAAGAATTACTATCTCTTAATACAAGACTCTTTTTATATAAATCAATATATGCGGCATATGCAGCTAACGCAGTTAATTCTTTATCTGTTATAAGTGGCAGTCCATCATCATCTACAATTACACCATGATATAGTACAGATACATTCGAATAATCTCTATCAAACTCTAATGCATTATTTATCTCATTATAATTTAATAGTTTTCCTGATTGATATAAAGGATCTTTATTTCATTTTCAAGCTTCATTATATCTTTCATAATAAGCATTTTGAACTAATGGAAATATACTAGTATCTGAAGTAGATTGAAAGTCTTCAAATGGAATTGTCACAGATTCTATAAAAGATAAATTACAAGGTAATTCTAGTATTCTGTTTGTAGTATCTCCTACATATCTATACATTCTAGAATGTTTGTTACCTATTAACTGTAAACCATTTAAAACTATATCCTCAAAATTATCAGGATTTATTGTAACCCCGTATAATATATTAGCAAGAGAATATACAGAATTTATATTATTTAACTTCATAACTATTTAGGAGTTTGATCGTTAGGAGTGACAGGAGCTGCAAGTTGACGATACCAGCGAATATATTTCTCAGTCATTCTTTTAATAATTTCATCAGATAGAATTCCACAATCTAGATATACTTCAGGATTTTCAGAACAACAATCTCATTCTAAAAGCTTTCTTGGATCTAAGAATAGTGCAATTACAGATATATATTTTACAAAAGGAACATTAAAAATATATCCGTCCATATTACCATTAGAATTAATTGCAGTATCTATATAGACATATGGACTTCCTGGTTTATTTTTTCTATACTTATGAAATCTATAAGTTTCATCTGTATAAATATTATAACGAGTATGTCTATCTATACTGCCAACAAATCTTATTGTATCAATTCCGTTTATATAAATAATCGGTGGAATTTCAAAATGTAATGCTTTTTCTCCAACTTGTAAATCACAACATTTTGACATATAATCACAATCAACTTCAATACAATTAATTGCTAAAAATAACTCATCTAAAGTTAAAATTCCTTTTAAAAGAAATTCTCTCATTATCTGGTTACGTTCAGCTACTACTTCATCCTGAAGTTGTTCTACAGATATTTTGGGATTTGAAGTAATTCCAGCTAATCCAGTTACTGTATTATTATATACAGCACTTGCTATTTGTTCTATTGTCATAAACTTCAGTTTAAAAAATTAAAGGCAGGACAGGGAAATACCCCGCCCTGCCTTCTCTAAACACTTTTATATATTGAAGAATTACGCGATTACCGTGAATTCTTTCGAGGCTTCTGAGTCATAATAAGAAACAGTAACTTTAAGTACATCACCTACTTCTGCAGTTTTACCTGAAGCAACAGACAATAGACCATCTGTACCAATTTTATATTTACTATCAGCATTCTCTACAGCATACTTAACGTCTTTTACAACATCACCGCTAATTGCAGGACCTGAAATAGTTTGCTTAATAGAAACTTTTCCAGCATCAATGTCTGCAACAGTTAGATTAGCATCATTTAGAATTGTAATTTTGAAAAGTGTATCTGGAATATTTACAATAACTTCTGGACCAAAGGCATCCGTAATTGCTTTTTCAAACTCATCAGCAAGAGAACTCAATACATAGAAAGTATGAGTAGTAATTGATTTCAGAGCCTGACCTACAGTACCTTGTCCATGAAGACCTCTACGAGGTGAGCAATATCCAAATGAATACTGAACATAAAGACCGCCCTTAACAGGATACTCCTCTTCATTTAAAGCATCATACCGAAGATTAGGATAACTTGGGAACCGAAGATTCTCCTGAATCCATGCAGCTGTACCAACTTCCATTATATTTTCCTTAACTACAGCTTTAGCTACAAGTTGATATTCTACTTCGTGACAAGCATCAGCAGGACATGCTAAAGATACTACTTTTTGTAATTCTGCAACTTTGATAATTTGATGTGAATCTGTTCCACTAACTTTTACCTTATCAGATCCTTCTTTTGTTATACGCGCAAATCTATAATTTTCAGGAATTGCCATTTCGATAGCTTTAATCATAATCTCCTGAGCTTCAGCAAGATTGCTGTTATCAAGTTCGAATTCAGCCATAACTGGCTTACCAAACTTATACCAGGGATAAGCATAGTCAGAAAGATATCTTCCATCTAAACTGAAACCTACAATTACACGATAAATACCAGCTACCGTTGGTACATCAAATGTAGCAGAAGGAGCAGCTCCTTTGTTGTACATTGTTTTATAAACAATTCCATCAATTAGACCTTCTTTTCTATAATCTGCACAACGAAGTACACGAAATAGATTTACAGCTCCAGTCATTGCCTTGAAACGAGGAGTTACACCATCTTCAAGTACATTTGAATTGATTATTACTTCTTTTTGAAAATCAAACATAGTTTTCTAATTTTTAAGTTAATAAATTTATTTATTTCCAGGTATGGCTATAGTTTGATTAATAGGAACATTTGTTTGTAATCTTGGATCACTTGCGTTCTCTAATAATAATCTAGTTACGATATTAATAATCTCGTAACAAACATAGTCTGGAAATTCCAGGGTTTGAGTATTATCTTCTGGTAATAATACATCATCCTGAGTCATGGAAACATACATAGGAGCTTTTACATAAGTAATATATACATTATTTAAACTTCAATTCGAATCGCCACTATGTATTTCCAAATTTACAGAAGATTGATTTACAATCCTTTTATATGGTTCTTTTAATGCATAAAATCGATATTTTCCATCCTCTGTTTTAATATAATTAGGACGATAACTACCTTCTTTAATTTCATCATCCATAGCAGGATTTGTTACTGGTTGATCTTTTTCATTTCTATTAATAATATAATAATATGGCTTCTTATGTGAAGGTTTCATATAATAATTATTAATAATACCTGCATAAAGATCTGCAGTTAATCTTTGACATGTTGAAGTAATAGTTCTTTGTACTCCATTTCCACATCTAGATTTATTTGAATCACTACCTGTAAATTCTGCAATACAATTCAACATATGTAAGTAATCTTTAGGAAGTTGTAGCTCTCAAACAGTATCATTAAATTCCTGTCTTAGAGCGATTTTATCTGAGTTAATTACTGATGTAGTTTGTAAAAATCCTAAGTCATCTGAACTTTGTTGATTGTACTCACTTCTGTTATATACACCGTTTATATATTGTTGAATTGCTTTATTAAACAAGTATATGAAGTCCTCAAGTAAAACTTGAGGAGCTTTCACCTTGTTGCATTCAACTAAAATGTATTCGTAACATTGACGAATTGTCATATCATTTTATTTAAGCTAGTTTTCTATTTTTAGGTGGTATAAAATAATCTACCTTTTCTAAAGTTATAAAATACTTATTTATTGTGTATTTATTCTTAATAGCTCTAGATAAATTTGAACCATTAGTGTTTAAAAACTCTATACATTTCTTAAATGTTAACTCTCTAATAAAATTACCATTATGATCATAAATATAATAGGTTCTCAGCTGTTTAATTTTATATTCTGTAATATTTATGTTTTTATCTCAACTTCATAAAAATCCATGCCGAGCCACTTTTTTATTAATAGATTCTCCAATAGATTGTCTAGAAATTTGTAAAATTTTACTGGCAGTATTAATACAGTCCCAAATTTTAAGTAATTTGCCTTCTAAAGAATATTGATAAACTTTTCCTTTTGTAGGATGAGTCCTTCCGCCACCTGCAGTAACATTATATGTATTCCCTTTATTAATAACCTCAGGTGTTACTAGTTTTGCCTCATATTTATAGGCATCAATAGGATTATCAAATTTTGCTAAGGTTTCTCTATAAAACTGATCCTGTCCATATTTTTTGAATGCAAAATGGAATGGGTATTTTGGGTGAGTAATACTGTAGGTATGTTTCGGAATCTGAATTCCATTACCATAATATCCATCAAAAATTTCATCTGTTTCTGTTTTATGTACTCCAATATAAAATTTTCCGTTAATTTTACATGTAGTTCTATATACAATCCAAATCATTAATATACTATTATAATATTTTCCTATTTAAGGTATAATTATTTTTATTAGTAAGTTTTAAGAACTTATAGACAATAAATTCATTTATAATACTTAATTTAATATGTAGTATACTTATATCACTTGTCTAATAGTCATTATATATTGTTATTTATTGCTTTTCTTCTTTTCCGTCTTTTCAACTTTTTCCTCAGCTTTATCTTCAGCCTTTTCCTCTACTGTTTCTTTTAAACTTAGTTTCTGAAGATCAGGGTATGTCTCTAATGTAATACCCTCGTAGATAGTTTTATTTGCAGGAATCTTCAAGAAGAGTAAGATAGATTCGTCAGTTGTACCTAGACGAACATCCCCATACATCCAAACTCCACTTTGAAGGTTGATAACACGTTGTTCTTTTGCGTCAATAAGCAGCAGTTTAAGTGCTGTATCTGATCCTGTATAAAGGTCAATAACAACCATTGGATCTTTTTCCGCTCTTTGATATAAATAGTCCTGAACATCTGAGTCAGGAGCATTTCTCATTGATTTGCCAAGTAACCTTGTTTTGGTAAGTCTTCCTTTAGCAGAATCTTGTTCAATATAAGTGAACGCTTTTGTTACAAGCTTCATACGTTCGATACGTTTTTCAGATTCAACTCCAGGTCTTTCTACATAGAATTCAGCTTGACCATAACGTTTTGGACCTCCGTCAATTAAAAGATTACCTTTTGAATCTTTAGAATCTCTTTCAGGTGCAATTAAGAATGAATCTTTAATGCAAGTCCAAATATTTCTTTCTAGAGGATTATCTAAATCAAACGTTTTACCATCATAAATCTCTATTCGTTCATCTTCCTTAATAAAGTAATTACTATCAGGACTATTAATTTCTGCTTCACTTAAGATCATTTCTGTATCTCCACTAGCGTCTACCTGACGAACTCTTTTTACAAAAGGATAGTTTGAACCATTTGCTTGTTTTAAAGGATTAATAAAGCAATGTGCTTTT